GCGTTCATCATTCCTCCTGTGAATTTCGCTTCCATCATAGCACAATTTTATACCGCGCGCAACCATTCAGCGCATCGGCTTGCGCCGTGAAAGCATCATTCTGCGTCCATTTCGTGAAAAAATTTCATTTCCCCCTTGACAACCCATCCACACCGTGCTATACTATTTTGTGTTGCGGGGCATTAGCGCAGCTGGTAGCGCACAACACTGGCAGTGTTGGGGTCAGCGGTTCGAATCCGCTATGCTCCACCATTTTTATCAGCGGTCGAACATTCGACCGCTGTTTTTTTATTGTCTGGAACAGGTCGAAGGTTTTCAATTTCGCTGCTTGCGCCGATAGCCTCAATATAGGACACTTGACGGCTATCACGGAGGTTGTAATAAATAATCAGCTTATCGTCGTACAGATACACGGTATTGATGAACACGTCGATGATACGACGGCGGAAAGCAGGGTTAAAGGAATCACCCGCGCAGAATTGGCGCAGCCACGCACGCACTTCTTCCTTCGTGTAGGTGATGGACGCGGCGACGCGCAGCTTGGAAAGGTCTATTTCCATGTCAGCCTTTTTCGCGTCAAGTTCTTCGCAGCGTTTCATAAAACGCTTGCGCATTGCGTCGGTTGTCGCCTGAATACACAAATCCATCGTCTTCTGAATTTCGCCTTCAGTCAAGGCGATCTTCTGTTCAAGGGCTTTAATGCCTGACTTGTCGAATTGCCGTTCATATTCGGCAACGATGGCTTCTGCGATATAGTCCGTTCTGTCAGGTGTCAGCACATAGTCAAGCGTTTGCTCGACGACGTACCATTCAAGAAAGTCTTTCCTTTCGTTTGCTTTCTTGCATTGGTGCTTTTTCTTTTTCAGGGAACAGGCGTAGTAATTATAAACGACGCCTTTGCGATTCTGCCCGCATTCAGCCGTTATTGGGCTTCCGCACAGACCGCAAAACAGCTTGCCTTGCAGCAGGTATTCCGTCTTTGACGTGGCTTCGCCGCCCCCTGTGCGCCGCTTGCGGGCGATGCGCTCCTGCACACGGTCGAACAGCGGTTTATCTACGACGGCAGGAAGCCCGCCCGGAATTTCAATGCCGTTATAAGTGTATTCGCCGATTGTCTTGCGGTTCTTCAGAATGGACAGAAGCCAGCTTAACGTGACGGGCATTCCGCGATTGCTGCGCAAACCGCGCTTTGCAAAATCGTCAACGATGGACTTTGAGCCTTCGCCGCTGTCATAGCGTGCAAAGGCTTCTTTGACGATAGCAGCACGTTCTTCATTGACAACCAGTTTCCGATCTGTTCCGACGCTGCACCACCACGGCACAGCACCGCCGACGAATTTGCCGTTCAAAGCACTTTCACGCATTCCGCGTTCAATCTTCTTTTTCAGGTCAAGGGAATAATATTCGGCTGACGCTTCAAGCAACGCTTCGAGTAAAACGCTTTCGTCGCCTTCACCGACGTTCTCCATTGCAGAAATGACCTTGACGCCGAATTGCTTCAGCTTGTGCTTGTATGTTGCGCTGTCATAACGATTTCGAGCAAAGCGGTCGAGTTTCCAAACGATGACACGTTCAAATTGATGCTTCGATGCGTCTTTTATCATGCGCTGAAAATCTGGGCGTTCGTCCGTCTTGCCGGAAATGGCGCGGTCGATGTATTCGCCGATCACAGTCAGGTCGTTGCGCTTCGCATAGTCATAGCAATCGCGCAGTTGCCCTTCAATCGACTGTTCGGTTTGGTTGTGGCTTGAATAGCGGGCATAGATGACAGCGTTCATTGACATAATCAATCACCCTTTTTTCGGGAAAATATAAACATCCGCAAAATCAATTCCTTCATCGTCTGAATTGATTCCTGCGATATAGACAGAAACATTTTCTTCGCCTTGCGCTTCGACAATCTTAGCAGCGGCAGCGGGCAAGTAGCCGATTTCCAAAGTAGAAGAAACGACGTACTTTTCTTTATCGAAGTCATATTCAACAGAGCATTCTTCGCCGCGTTCACACTGGGAAATATTATCCTGCATTTCGCCGCGTTTGTTACCCGTCAGTCTGTACGCTTTGGCATCAGGAAATCTGCGCAGCAGATATTTCAATTCATCCCTATAAAAGAACAAATCAAGCGCAGCTTCGTTCCGTTCGTCGTCAACATGTGTAATGATGGCAAAAATAGGTTCGCCGCGCCTGTTCCAGTCATAGACCATTTCAGACAATTTGTCATTGTTCAGGCTTCCGATTGCTTGACCGTTGACAAGAACAGCAACCGGGCTATATGAACTGTCGAATGTTGCGCGCTGCGCGAAAATGCTATCAAGGTTGACGCCGTGCATGAGCGAGATTCCAACGCCGTCATACTTGTACTTGCAATTCGCATTCCCTATTCGCCCCGGAACATTGACTGTTTCGCGCTTCTTCAGCGCAGGTTCCGCCGAACGCTGCGGCTTTGCCGCTTCTTTCTTCTTCAGGAAAGAAAAAATGCCCATGATTCAAAACCCCTTTCAAAATCGCATCTGATACGAATTTCATCGTGAACTGCTTCCATATATTACAGCTTGATATTCGCAAAAAATTGATACAGAATAAGACGTTCATGCGCATGGACTGTCAGCAGATAGGCGAACCGACAAGAAAGGGTGTCGTCCATGCGGAAGAAAGTCTATGTAGAAGTACCCGAACGACCTGACGTTGAAGCATTTGTTTTCATCGACCGACCGGGAATCATTTACATGAACCGTTCCTGCGAGAAAGAAGGCGTCGTGAAAATCATTCCCGAACGACCCCTGACCCCTGACAACGACCAACAAGGCAAGAACGCCTGACGCTGACAGCAGAAGCCCGTGCATTACGCACGGGCTTCTGTGTTATCGCCCGTTTCCGCCACTGGTTCGGAGAATACCGGGTTGTTGCGCAGCGCTTCGTTTTCTTGTTCCGCTGCGTTGCGGTTCGTTGCTTCAGCTACACGCCGCGCGAAGTTCATAACAACGTCGCGTTCATCTTGCGGCATTGAAATGAAGGTTTCCAGCAGGACGCGCGCCATATCGTCGAGCTTGTACTTTTCGCATAGCTGCGAAATCAGCGAATCGGAGGATTCTTCAAACATGTTTCCTTCGCCTGTTCGCAGCCAGTGTTCCGACACGTTGAAAGCCTGACATATCTGCGAAATGTGAATGTCACGCAGTTCGCGCCGCCCTGTTTCAAAATGTGCATAAGTGGATTGCGCAACATTGATTCTTTCGCTGAACTCTTGCTGACTTAAATTCAGCGCACTACGCAATGCCTTTAGACGTTCTTTCGTGCATACCACCCCTTTCACCCTTAGTATAGCACAAAATCTAATACAATGCAATATTTTTTGCAGCAAAACCCTTGACAATATAAATCCATTGTATTATACTATTATTGCAACGGATTAAGGGAAAGAAGGTAACGCAATGAGCAAGCAAGAGATTCAGCAGGTCAAGCCCGAAGCCGACAAGTTGGCGGCAATTATTGCCAGCTTGACGACAACCGAACAGGCGTTGCTTTGTGGATTCGCGCAGGGCATCGCCCTTGCGTCTACGCTGGATGAGAAAAGCGCGTAAGCACGGAAAGGCGGCACATTATGGCAAGAGAACTAAAGCCAAACGAACGGCTTGTGCAAATCGGGCAGACGGCACTGCGTGCGCCTGACGGTTCGTTCCTGCCCGCGCAACCACTCTATATCATCGTTGAAGCTGCGCCAGACGAACCGAAAGACAAGCCGTTCAGCAAGAGCGAAGAACAAACCCTGACTGACGTTGCGGGCATCTTCGCACAGAAATTTGCGCAGTACGTCAAAGGCGGCGGCGTGGTGACAGGTTGACCGCTTACCCCGGCTTCATGCCGGGCTTCTGCGGGGACTGGTGACGCCCTTTCCCGTTCGTTCGGATGTGGGCAGCGCGGTTCAATTCCGCGCCCCTGCGCTATTTCAAATATTTTTGAAAGGTGGTTTTCCTATGACAAGAGAGGAACTGTTAGAACGAATCGGCGACATTCGAGATGAACTCGAAGAACTTGCCGACGACGCTGAAAGCATCGACGCGAAGGGAAAGACCGCACAGCACAGCGTTTTCAAAATGTCCTTCGCGGACGTGAAGCGGATGCTTTCCGCAGGCATGCTTGACCTGTTTCACATCGGCGATCAGGTCGTAAATCAGCATGAGCTTTTCGGCGCGGTTGTCTGGGATGTTATCGGCATCAATGCCGACATGCCTGCCAGCGGCGCAGATGTGCCGACGCTGACCCTGCTGATGCACGATGTCATTGACGGCAGGTTCGTCTATGACAAGGAAAGCGAAGGCTTCCCGTATGGACACGCGCATTATCCTTCTTCGTCAATCCGCAACGTGTTGAACACGGATGTTCTGAACGGCTTTTCCGAAGCAGACCGTGCGGCAATGCTGGAAGTCGAAAAGACAACATACACAGTCGATTCGGAAGGCAGCAAGCCTGAAACCACGGCTGACAAGCTGTTCCTGCTGTCCTGTACGGAAGTCGGCTTCCCTGCTGGTGAATATGTGCGCTTTGAAGGCGCAGCATATTCGTTCTTCACGGATGACAAAAGCAGGAAAAAGCAGGACGCGACAGGCAGTCCCCGTTACTGGTGGTTGCGTTCGCCGTACCCCGGCTTCGCGGGCCCTGCGCGTTTCGTGGACACTACGGGCGCGCGGAACAACAATAACGCCTACAATGGTTACGGCGCGGCGGCGGCTTGTGTAATCGGATAATCCTTCAATCAGCGCCCGTCACAGGGCGCTGATACCTTCAAGAAAGGCGGTGTTTTTTATGTATGTTCTTGTGCTTGACCATGACAAATGGTGCAATGTGCGCGGCTATACGCGCGGCGCATGGATGGTTTACGGCTGCGCGACAAGCAAAAACTTCGGCGCAGTTCGCGGACGGCGTCACACCTTCCGGCTTTTGAGTAAAAACGGAAAGATTCGTTATCGCGGCTACTGCGTGTTTCCCGATCATGCTGATTATGGTGCGCTGCTGCGCCCGCTGATTGACTTCGGCTGCAAACACGGTTGCTATCAGATTGCCTACAAAGTCGGCAAGCGCTATAACAAGATTCCTCTTGAACTTGCTTTCCGCTTTTCCCGCCTGTGTTGCGTATCAGCGAGTACGCGCGAATTTCTTGACTTCTATGACCTGCACGATTTGAGCGAAGCGGATGCAGGGCAGCTTGAAAACTACATCGACTATGTCACGGAGGTCTGAAAATTGCCGAAGCTGGAATATGAACCGCCTTTGAAGCCGAACACTTCAAACCCGAACAAGGGAAAGGCTGAACACGAAAAAAGCAAATCAGACGGAACGGCGGCGTTTGGCTGTCTAATTATGATTTTCGGCGGGTGCGCCAGTATTGGCGGCTTGCTGTACTTCATTCAGGTTGTTATCAACTTGATTAAAACAATGTAATTGCATGAGGTGGCACAAATGCAAAATGAAATCATGACCAGCGCGCAAAACGTCGTGCTATCCGGGCGCAGCGTGGATGAAATCACGGCTGACATTCGGGTGAACTATCGGAACGCGAAAGCGTCAATCGTCGCCATTGGGCGCGATCTTGCCGAAGTGAAGCAAATGCTGAACCACGGCGAATGGTTGCCCTATCTTCAAGGGCTGAACATTTCTGTTTCCAGCGCTGAAAACTATATGCGCTATGCAGCAGAAGTGCCGGGCAACGATCAGCTTGCCGCCCTGCCCTACTCGGCAGCAATCGCCTTGATTGCCCTGCCGGAAGACGAACGCGAACAATTCATGCAGGACAACGACATTGAAGATAAATCGGCGGCTGAAATCAAACGGCTTATTGCCGCGACAAAGCAGGAAGCGGAAAAACGCAAGAAAGCAGAAGAAGCGCTTTCGCAAGCGCAGCTTGATTTGCATCAAGCGCAAACTGTCCTGTCCGTTGCGGAACGCGGGCGCGATGCTTACAAAGAACAGCTTGACAAGGCGCAGGAAAAAATGGAGTACCTCGAAGCGCAACTTGACTGGGAGCAGAACAAGCCGCAAGAAACGGAAATCGTCGAAAAGGTGGTTGCGCCCGCTGGTTATGAACAAATGCAACGCGACCTCGATTCCTTGCGCCAACGCTGCGAAGAAGCTGAAGAAGCTGCTGCTGAAGCTGAAAAACGGGCTGCTGCTGCGGTTGCTGATGCGCAACGGGCGCAGATTCAGCAGCTTGACGCCGCCGATCAGGATGAAGAAGCCGGGGACGGATTGAACGTCTTTGATTTCGTCACGGTCTGCAACGAGTTCAGCGGAAAGGTATGGGCCGTTCCGTTCATGGATTTTAGGGCGATTAACGAAGACGCACTGCGCAGCTATCGCCTTATGACAAACGGCGTCAAATGTTGGGCTGAACGGGTTCTTTCGGCAATCGACGCGGCAAAAGCGCCGATTCCAGCGGAAGGGGTGATTATCCTTGACGCAGACGCCGAATAACGAGATTGCGCCGCTTCAACAACTAACGCAGCTTCAAGCAGATAATCTTCAGCAAATGGGGCTTTTCATTCAGCAAATGGGCGCGGTCGTTACCGCGCTCGATCAGCGCATGAAGAAACTTGAAAAGTTGACCGAACAGCGCGTCACAATCAACAGTAAGCAGGCGAAAGCCCTTCAGAAGCGCGTTCAGGCGCGTTCTGCGGTGCTTTGCGAGAAACACGGGTTTTCATACGCCGAAGACGGAGAAGCGTTCAGGCGGGCAATATGGCGTGATCTGAAAGCGCAATACGCAATCGACGACATTCACGACCTGCCTGCTGCATATTTCGCGCTTGCTGGAACCTTCATTGATGGCTGGAGTTCATTTCAAACTGTGCGCAAGGTGCGCGCCCGGCGCGGCGGGTAATCCGCGCTTTTTATGGGCGGGATGGCTGACCATTTCTTCGGACTGTGCCACCCCGAAGAACGACGCTCGACACGTCGCCCGCCCACCACAAACCCGGAAAATGCACAAGAAAGGACGGTGCAAACATGCTTCATGCACGCGACGGCTGAAACGATAACCCTGATAGTTGGCGACGACGATCTTCAAGACCGCTATATTGCCGATCTGGTGAAAGTTGACCATTGTTTCAGGGACAAAGAAACAAACCCTATTGTCAAGATACGCTTCATCCTTCGATACCCTATTCAGCACGCCATAATATGGCCTGACGTGCCGAAGGACAACGCGCCTGTCGGCGAAGGCGTAATATGCCGCATGAAGGCATACGGACGCGCTACGCCGCCGCAAATCAACCAATTCAGCAGCTATGCAGACAGCTTGACCGCTGCACAGAACGCCGTGCTGAAGCAAGCCAGAGAGCGGAGGGACAGCTCGACGGTCGAGATTATACAAAGGCACATGCGCGGCGAAATGCCACTGCGGGTGCTGCTGGAATATAAGGAGTGGGAATTGTAATGCCGTGCGTTAATTACGTCAAGGAGCATATCACGTTTATTGAGTATGCGTCAGATAATGGGCTTTCCAGCAATGAGCGGCTTTTATGGTACGCCTTGATCCACGAGATGAATCGGCGCGCCATAGGCACGAATTGGCCTGATGGCTATATCCGCATTGCCAATAAACGGCTTCTTTCCCTTCTGCCTATCGGCTTTGATGCGATGGCAAAGGCGCGCAATTCTCTTGCGCAGCGCGGGCTTCTTTCCTTCCAGCATGGGCGCAAAAATGCTGAACTACCTATGTATCAGATGCACTACTTGACTGTCGCAGATAATCCACAAGTTTCTGATGAATCTGTTGATAACCCCGGCGAAACATGTTCAAAACCTTGTTACCCTGCATCTTATCCGACAAAAACGGATAAAGTAGCGGGCAACATGCAGGGTAAAACACAGGGTAAAACACAGGGTAAAACACAGGGTAAAACACAGGGTAACGTCAAGGGTAAAACCACGGACATTTATAATAAACATAAACCTGACGGAACTGAACGTAACCTAAACGCATTTATTGATGACGATGATGATGCGGAGGCGGAGCAAATGCGCGCACGCACGCGCATGATGCAAGCCGATCAAGAGTACAACCACGATGGACGTTTTGACCGTATGGACGCCAACGCAAAAGCAGCAATCAAAGCTATACGCACATACTTCGGGCGCGAAGCAACGCCCCATGAAGCTGAACGGTTTGGTTTGCTTGCTGCAAACATGGGATTTTCGCCCGATATGGTCGAAATTGCATTGAGCAACGCCGCCCTTGCCGCTGCAAGAAATCCGTTTGCCTACTGTGTACAAATTTTCCGGGAGTGGCAAGACTGGGAAGTGACAACCCCTGAAGAATACGGCGAATTTGCGTATAGTTACGACCGCATGACAGGACGTGCGGACGGCGTCAAACACACAAGCGAATATGAGCGGGCGAAGCAGATGTGCGAGGAACGGCGTAAAAAGCACGAAGCGGAAAGGAGCGGCAGCAATGGCGACGATACCGCGCAGGATTTATGACACATGCGAAGATATGCTGTATCAGCGTGAAAGTTTGGTCAAAGCGGCATCAGAACGCCTTATGTCTGCCCGTGACCGTGCGTATGCCGCACACGGTCAAAACCTCGACACAAGCTGCGTTGCGTCTTCGGGCGACAAATCAGGCCCGGTCGAACGTGCTGTATTCGCAATTCTTCAGGCTGAAGCCGATCTGTGTGCCGCGCTGAAATGGGCAGAAGTTTTTTCACACCTTGACGACATTTTTGCAGGAAAGCCAGAAGCGCAAATTGCCAATGCAATCTATGTGCGGCACGTCAAGCAAAAAGACGTTGCCGAAGTAATGCACTATGACCGCCAGTCTGTGCGCAGATACCGCGACAATTATGTTTGCTACTGTGCATTGTTGGCAGCAGAAAAGAATTTAATCAAAGTTCAGGAGGACGAAGACGATGCTTCACACACCGAAGACGGTTAAGACGATTGATAATTTCTTCATGTTCGACGAATATCAGAGAAAAGCAATGCGGACAGCAAACAAAGAACTGCCCGCTGACGAAATGCTGCTGAACGCTGTCATGGGCATGTGTGGAGAAGCGGGTGAAGCGATTGACCTGCTGAAGAAGCACCGGGCGCAGGGCGCGCCGCTGGACATTGACCGCCTTGCAGGTGAAGTCGGTGATTGCCTGTGGTATATTGCAGAGTTCGCGGAAGCGTCGGGCATTTCGCTTGCGGAAATCGCGCAGCGGAATATCTCGAAGCTGAAGAACCGCTATCCGAAAGGATTTGACGCTGAATGCAGCAACAACCGTGCTGAAGGGGATGTTTAACTGTGACGAAGTGCAAAGGCTGCGGGGCTGAAATTGGCTTCATCAAGCTGAAAGCCGGAAAGGTTATTCCCGTGAATCCTTGGCCTGTATACATCGAAGATAAGACGGCGAAGGATATAATCATAACCGTTGACGGGCGCGTTTCGAACGGACGACGGGAGAACGAGAGAAGCACAAACGCCGATCTGATGCGCGGATATGTCAGCCATTTCGCAACTTGTCCAATGGCAGGAGCTTTCAGGAAACGATGACCAACAGACGAAATTCGTATCAGGTACGATTTCCATTTTAGGCGCATTGTCACGTTATTTTGCATGATGGGACAAGCAGAAAAAGCACTGTGATTGCAAAGCTGTTTCTTCATTATATAGACAGCGAAAAGTGCGTTATCAAGGAAAACGTCACAATATTTGCAATACGGGACAAAATAAACGCAAAAAGGGGGCTTCGCGGTGCGGGTTGAGCCAATACGCGACAAGGCAGTAATCAACAGGATTGCGGAAGCCTTGAAGAATGACCAGACGGAAGCGGGAAAGCGCCGATACCTGCTGTATCTGTCAGGGCTGTATCTTGGGCGCAGAATTTCAGATTTGCTGTTGCTGAAAGTCGGCGACGTATACGGCAAGGACAAATTTGTTATCAGAGAAAAAAAGACGGGAAAGCAAATAGAACTGTTCATCACGAAGAACTTAAAGCGCGCATACAAAGAACGCCTTGCCGGGCGCGCGCCCGATGAATATGTGTTTGCGTCTGATAGACCTGATAGAATCACAAAGCAGCAAAAGCCCATTGACAGACGCACGGCATACCGCGACATTCAGGAAATCAAAAAAATCGGCAATTTCCCTGCTGACTATAATCTTGGGACGCACACCCTGCGCAAGACTTTCGGCTATCACTACTATCAGGGAACGCACGACATAGCCGGGCTGATGAAGCTGTTCAATCACGCGAAGGAAGAAACGACGCTGATTTATATCGGCATTGCGTCTGACGAAACAAAACAGACTTTCAGGAAGATTGATTCCATGTATGATACTTGACATACGCTTTAAGGCGTGTTAGTATTAGACTGTGATTTTGTAGAAGGGCGCACCGCTTAAACGGTTGCGCCTTTTCTATTGCCGGAAGGAGTGCTGCAACGTGGCTGCACCTTTTGCAAAAAAGCTGTATGCGTCGAAAGCGTGGAAACAATGCCGCGATGCGTATGCAGCATATCGTCACGGTATTTGTGAACGCTGCGGCGCGCCGGGCGACGAAGTGCATCACAAAACATACCTTACGCCTGCGAATGTCAACGACCCTGAAATTGCTTTCGGATGGAACAACCTTGAACTACTGTGCAGGTCGTGTCACATCGAAGAACATGACAAGCATAAGACGCTGAACCACGGGCGACCAGCGCGCGAAGCCGACTTACGCATTATGTTTGATGCAGACGGTCAGCCGATACCGCGCGGTCAGGTGCGCGTCGTTTGGGGCTGTCCGGCATCAGGCAAGACAACCTATGTGCATGAACACATGAAGCACATGGACATTGTTATTGATCTGGATGCAATCATGTATTGCTTCACGGGACTGACAAACAAGGCTGACGATCAGTCTGATATTTCAGACTATCTGCCTGCGATGCTGCTGATACGGTCAGCGGTATACAAGGCAGTCAAGGACGGATTGCCGGGTGTCCGCACAGCGTGGATTGTTGCAGGTCTGCCGAAGAAGTCAGACCGTCAGCAAATGTCTATGACGTTTCCTGATGCTGACTTCGTTTTCGTAGATAGCACGTTTGAAAAATGTGTTGCGAACATGGAAGCCGACGACATGCGCACGAACAAAGAACGGCAACGCAGAATCATAACGGAATGGTTCCGAAATTATGAAGCGGACTAATCCCCCCTATCAAAAAATGTTAAGAAGGGGGACGAAGACCGCGGGGGGTGGAACCTAAATTTTAGCGCAGACAGCGCGGGCGGGGGGGTGTAGAATGAGCAAGAGCAAAGCCAGCATGACGAAAGACGACTACATTAAAGCGGAGATAAAGCGACTTAAAAAAATCTTCGCAAATTTGACGCAAGATGCGTCAGCCGTTGCCGAAAAACTGATTGAAAACGCCGCGTTCATGGCAGTTTCCCTGACCGATCTTCAGCGGATTATCAACGAAAAGGGATATACCGAAGAATACCAGAACGGCGAAAACCAGTTCGGTACAAAAAAGTCGTCGGAAGTCGATATTTATAACACGATGGTCAAGAACTTCAATGCAACTATGAAACAGCTTATTGACATGCTTCCCGAATCGCCTTCCGGGAGCAACAGCAAGAATGCGGCACTTGATTATATTACGCGCCGCGCTGGGCCGTGAGTGCGCTTGAACAATATGCCGTCGCCATTCTTGACGGGAAAATCAAAGCCTGCCGCCGAATCAAGCAGATGTATGAAAAACTGCTTTATCGGTATTATAACCCCGGTCAATGGCACTTCGATCAGGAAATTGCAGACAGGCATATTGTTTTCATGGAACGCTTTTGCCGCCAGCCTGAAAGCGGTCAACCGCTTCGCTTTGAGCTATTCCAACGCGCGAAACTTGAAGCAATCTTCGGCTTCGTAGATGATTGCAACCTTCGCCAGTATCAGGAATGCTTGACAATCGAAGGTCGAAAGAATGGCAAAACAACTGAAATGGCAGCTGTTGAAATTGACTTGCTTGCAAACGATGGCGAAGGTTCCCCGCAGGTGTACAACGTGGCTACAAAGCGCGATCAGGCAATGTTGGGCTTCAATGCCGTACATAGCATGATTAAACGCAGCAGTGACCTATCAGGGATTCTGCGAAAGCGCGTCAGCGATATATATTTTCCGTACAATCTGGGATTCATCAGAGCACTTGCGGCAAACAGCAACGGTCTTGACGGTCTAAATGCCCACGGCGTAATCATAGACGAATTGGCAGCGATTAAGAACCGCGACTTATACGACTTGATGAAACAATCAATGTCGGCGCGGTCACAACCGCTGCTTTTTGCTATTACGACAAACGGATTTGTCAGAGACAATATCTTTGATGCACAATACGAATACGCCTGCGGCGTTCTCGACGGAACGATTGAAGACGAACGCTTTGCCGCGTTTATCTATGAGCTTGACGACCCTGACGAATGGCTTGATGAATCTTGCTGGATAAAAGCAAATCCGGGACTTGGCACGATAAAAAAATACGACTTTCTAAAGCGATGCGTTCAGAAAGCGAAAGATGACCCTTCCTTCATGCCTACGGTAAAGACGAAAGATTTCAACCTGAAAGAAACAGGCGCTTCGTCGTGGCTGCGCTGGGAGGAATTAAACAATGACGCAACATTTGACATGAAGTTTGATTATTGTGTTGGCGGTTTTGACGCCGCCGACACAACAGACCTTAATGCGGCAAAAGCCTTGATGATGCGTCCTGATGACCCGAATATATATGTCAAGTCTATGTATTGGATTCCTGAAACGGTACTTGAACAGGTATCAAAAACGGGAAGCAGGCGCGAACGCGATAACATGCCCTATGATCTGTGGGTAAAGCAAGGTCTGATGCGCGTTTGGGAAGGAAATAAAGTTGATAAAGCCTGTTTTCTTCAATGGTTCATGGAACTTCGGGAGAAAGAAGACCTGTATACAATGTTTATCGGCTTCGACCCTTGGCACATTGATGACACGCTACTTGCCGCGTTCAAGTCAGAGTTTGGCCCGAACGCAATGATTCCCGTGCGTCAAGGCATTTATACCCTATCAGACCCCATGAAGCAGCTTCGGGCAGACCTTCAGGCAAAGCGCGTTATTTACGGCGGAAATCCGATTGATAAAATGTGCCTTGCGAACACGGAAATCAAAGCGGACATTAACGGCAACATTCAGCCGATAAAGGGGCTTGACCCACGCAAGCGCATTGATGGAACTGTTGCCCTGATAAATGGGTATAAGGTGCTAAAAGACAAATATGACCAGTTTGTAAATCTGAATTGAGGGGGTATAACGTGGGGCTGCTCGAAAAGATATTTCCGCGTCGCGGAGAAGCCGAAAAGGTTGAAGGCTACTTCAAAACGCTGACCGCATACACGCCTGTTTTTACAACATTTGAAGGCGGCGTTTACGAAGTCATGCAGACACGCGCGGCGATTCATGCTTTTGCGAATCACATTTCAAAGCTGAAGCCCGAAATCGTCGGTTCACGCAATGAAAAACTTGCGCGTATTTTATCGCACAGACCAAACCCGTATATGAATACGTCACAGTTTCTTTATCGTGTGGCGACGATTTACGCGGCAACAAATAACGCATTTATTGTTCCGCTATATAGCGCGGATTACCAGACGATCACAGGGTACTATCCCCTATGCCCTGACCGCGTTGAAATTGTAACTGTCAAAGGAAATCCGTATTTGCGCTATACGTTCACCAGCGGTCAACGCGCCGCCGTTGAACTGGAACGCGCGGGCATCCTGACACAGATGCAATATCGGAATGACTTTTTCGGCGACAGCAATGCGGGCATTATCGACCCGACATTGCAGATGATTGACATTCAAAATCAAGGCATTATTCAAGCCGTGAAGAACGGCGCGTCTGTTCGCTTTATCGCCAAACTTGCGCAGACGTTAAAAGATGCAACCATCAGGGGAGAACGAAAGCGCCTGCGCGAAGAAAACCTTGCCGCTGAAAATTCAGGCGGCATCTTCCTTGTTGATGCAAAATATTCGGATGTGCGCCAAATTGATAGCAAGTCTTTTGTTGTCGATGCGGAGCAAATGCGACTTATCAACGAAAATGTCTATAACTACTTCGGCGTAAATGAAGCAATATTGCAAAATAAGTTCAACGAAGAACAGTTCAACGCATGGTATGAAGGCAAGTTAGAGCCGTTCATTGTGCAACTTGGTCTTGCGCTTACAAACATGACATTTACCGACCATGAAATAGCGTTCGGCAATGAAATCATGTTCAGCGCAAACAGACTTCAATACGCTTCGACAAATAGTAAGCTGCTTGTTTCGCAACAACTTTTTGACAGAGGAATTCTATCACAAAACGACGTCTGTGACATTTGGCAGTTGCCTCACATCGAAGGCGGCGATAAGCGATATATTCGCGGCGAGTATAAGCCAAACGGCGCAAAAGACGATACGCCTGCGTCAATGCAAGAGCCGCCAGCCGATCAAGACAACAGCGACAAAAACTAAAATCGTATCTGATACGAATTTGAAAGGGGAAACGATATGCCGAAGGTTATCGCCAGCCGGGAATACAGAAGCATGAACCCGCTTGCTGTGCTGCAACGATCACAGGATGATGAAGCAGCATATCGCGCCGAAGGGTATGCGACTACTTTCGATGTTCCATATATTCTTTTTGAGATGGACGGCGTTAAATACTATGAACAAATCAGCTCAAATGCCCTTGATAGCGCTGATGTGTCTGACGTGGTTTTCAGATTTGACCATACCGGGCATGTGTACGCGCGCACGAAAAACGGAACGCTGACGCTTGCCCCTGATGGACACGGTTTGAAATGTTCTGTTGATTTATCTACAACCGAAGCGGCGCGCCAGATGCACGACGAAATCAGAACAGGTCTGATTGATAAAATGTCGTGGGCTTTTACGGTTGCGGAAGATTCTTATAATTCGGAAACCAGAACAAGAACAATTCTAAAAATCAAGAAGGTTTACGACGTTAGCGCAGTCACATTTCCCGCCGACGCCGATACCGATATTTCTGCCCGTTCTTTCGTTGACGGAGTGATTGCGAAGGAAACAGCGGAGCGACTGGAAAGGCGCAGAAAAGCAATGTCTATGCTGATTGATTCCTACATTGGAACCGAAAAAGAAAAGGAGTAACGAACATGAGAACGCTTGCACAGATTGATGCGCGTCTTGCTGAAATTCGCACCGCGCTTCAGAACCCCGAAACGACCGATCTTGATACCCTTCAGAACGAAATGAATCAGCTGCTTCAGGAACGCGCGCAGCGCGTCGCCGAAGCCGAACAGCGCCGTTCCATGCTGGAAGCAATCGCAAACGGCACGGCACAAGGCATCACACCGCCTGCAAATCCTCTTGCCCCGCCTAACGGACAGAATGAAACGCACGAAGAACGCGACGTTCTTGCGACCCCTGAATACCGAACCGCCTTCCTGCGTTCCCTGATGGGTCTGCCGCTGTCCGCTATTGAACGTGCGGCAATGGATGAAGCAGAACAGCGCGCCGCCCTGACTTCTGCCAGCAGCAGCGCAGGCGCCGCTATTCCGACACAGACGCAGAATGAAATTATTCGACGTCTTCAGTCGGTTGCGCCTATTATTGGCGAAATTACCCTGTTCAATATTCCGGGCAATGTCACGATTGCGGTCGAAAACGCAACCACTACTGATGGCGCATATCACGCCGAAGGCGCTGACACTTCCGAAAGCGCCGACAAGCTCGTTGAAGTCAACCTGACCGGCTTTGAAGCAATCAAGGTGCTGTCCATCAGCGCAAAGGTCAAGTATATGTCTATCAATGCGTTTGAAGCGTGGCTGATTGACAACCTGACCGACGGTATTGCATACCTGATTGAAAACTGGATTGTCAACGGAACAGGAAGCAATCAGGCAACGGGTATTGGAAAGGCGGCAACATGGACGGCGGAAACAAACAAGGTCAAGTGTGCCGCCGCAACGCCGACGTATGCTGAAGTGTGCAGCTTGATTTCCCTTCTGCCGGGAACTTACGACCGCAATGCGAAGTTCATCATGAGCAAGAAAACGCTGTGGCAGAAGTTTATGCCCATCCGCGACGACGCAAAAGCGCCGATTGTTAAGGGTGAAGGCGCTGGGCAGTATTTCATCATGGGCTATCCTGTCATGCTTACCGATAAGGCTGCGACGCTGGGTGATGCGTACTTCGGCGATCTGAAGACCTACTACGGAAACTTCGCCGAAAGCATCACGGTTGATAAGTCTGAACACAGCAGCTTCCGCAAGAATCTGACGGACTATCGCGGCAGCGCGATCTTCGACGGCAAGCCGACTGTGTCTGATGCTTTCGTGAAGATGTCGCTGACCTGATGGAGTAAACGCGCATGAACATCATTGAACGTGTACGCAAATCACTGAACATCACGTCGGCGGCGTTCGACGATGAGTTGCGCGACGTTGTTGAAGCCGCACGTCGGGATATGGAAATGTCAGGTGTTCCCCGTCGCGTCGCCCGCGACGAAGCGAACGCTGACGTAATACAGGCGATCAAGTGCTTTGTCAAAGCCGATCAATCTTGGGAAGAACCGAACATTGCAGCGCGACAAATGGAAAGCTACAACGCTATCGTCAACAAACTGTCCTTGACCCATGATGACAGAAATAACGACGAAAGGGGCTGCTATTCGTGAACAGGCGCACTGTGATTAAACTGCTTGAAAAGACGGTCAGCAAGAGCGGCACAGGTTTTGAAACGAGAAACACAACGGCAGGACGTGAGATAATCGCCGAACAGGGCGGCGTCGGGCGTTCGGAATTTTATAAAGCAGCGGACCCCCGCCGTTACTTTTACCGTTTCCGAAGCTGATTATCAGCAAGAACGCCTGATAGAGTATAACGGAAAAACATACAAAGTTCTGCGTTCATACCCTACGCCGAATCGCAAAGTCGAACTTGTCTGTCAGGGGGTTGAACCGAATGACGATTGAAGCATTCGTCAACATTCTGAAGAAAATTGACCCGGATATTTCGCGGTATCAACGTATTCGGAAAAAGAGCGATGACGCCTATTCCGTTTGGAGCGACTACGGCACACGAACGCTGTACGCAAATGGAGTTCCTGCCGGAAGCGTAAAAAAAGTTCAGGTCGATTATTTCACCTTCAAAGAAGATGACCCTGTTGCTTCACGTTACTTTCACGCACTTTCCCTGAATGATGAAATTGCAGTTGAGCATACAACAGACTTTGAAACAGATACGCGATATATTCATCACATTTTTGATTGCGAAGTGGTGACTGACGATGGCGTTATTTAATGGCGAAGGATTTAACGAACTGCTTTCCGATCTAAAAACAAACGGGGATATGCTCGATGTAGCTGCGCCCGAAATTCTTGAAGCAGGCGCGGCAGTTGTCGCTGATGCGTGGCGCGATGCGATTAAAGCGCATGACTTGATTGATTCAGGCGACATGCTCGAAAGTGTCGGTCATTCTGAAATCGTGAACACTGAAACTGAAAAAAAGGTTGCCATTTATCCGCAAGGACGCGATCACAAAGGCGTTCGCAATGCGGAAAAGGCTTTTGTCAATCATTACGGAGCGTCACACCGAAAAGCAACGCATTTCGTTGATGATGCTGAAAAACAATCAGAAGAACCAGCCGTCGAAGCTATGGCTGCGGCATGGTATCAGAAACTTGAATCGGAGGGTTAAACAATGGCAAATATTGGCTTGCGATACGCCGTATTTTCCCGTGTGCAGTCGCACACCGAAGGAAACGCCATTACCTATGGCACAGGGCGCGAAGTTGGTATGATGATTAGCGCAAACGTCGCTATTACGCGCAACAGCAGCAAACTTTACGCAAACGATGTCGTTGCCGAAGAAGACAACTCCATCAGCGAAGCGCAGATTACGATTAACACCGACGATCTGACGCTTGACAATGAACAGTATATGCTTGGAACGCTGAAGACGGGCGAAGGCGATTCCGCGCACTATGAAGATACAGACGACGCTTCCCCACTCGGCGGTTTCGGTTATGTGCGCGTCAGGTCGAAGACGAATCAGGAAACGGGCGTAACCACAAAGAGTTATATTGCGACGTGGTGGTACAAGGTGCGCGCCCGAATTGAAGCCGAAAGTGCGCAGACGAAGGGACAGAATCTCGAATGGGGTACGCCGACGATGATTCTGCGCGCTATGGGCGCGTATATCGACAACAGCGACAAACTGAAGTTCCGTGACCGCAAGAATTTTTCAAGCTATGCAGACGCTAAAAAGTTCATCGACGATTACGCAAACATCACGGCTGTCGGCGAGCAATAAGGCGGGTGAACAGAAATGATGACATATGGAGCAAAAATCACATTGCTTGATGACAAGGAACTCGACCTTGTTTTGAATACCGAAGCAATGGCTGAACTTTGCGATGAGTTCGGCGATCTTGAAAAAATCGGAGATATGCTGAACAATGCCAGCTATTCTGAAAAAATTCGCCTTGTTCCCCGGCTGATTTCTATTCTTGCAACGCAAGGAGAAGCAATCAAAGGGAACGATACGAACATTTCCCCCGACTACATCCTGCGCCAAACATTACCGAAGGATATTCCGGCAATGACAGGCGCGTTTCTTCGCGCTATCGAAATCGGCATGAATATCAAATACACGATGGAAGATAGCGAAACTGATGAAGTGCTTGCTGAAATCGAAAAAAACGTGCAGGGCGCAGAGGGGACTTGACCCCGCTGCGCGTTGTACATTGCGGGCTTACTGCTGGACTTGATTTTCATACCATCATGAAATCAAACCCCGGCGCAGTTCTTACGCTTTATCTATATCGGCGCGATTACGACGACCAGCAACACGGTATAACGCGAGAAAAGGGGGCTGCTTTCTATGCCGATGCGTGACATTCGGACAAATATTGTCCTTGAAGGTGAACAACAGTATAAAAGTCAGCTCAACGACGCAATGAATGCCGTCAAGCTGCTGGGGCTGCAAGTCAAAGAAAATACCACGGTCTACAAGTTGAACAGCGATTCAGCAAACGGGAACCGCGAACGAATGGCGCTGCTGTCAAAAGAAATGGAACAGCAGCAAAAAATCATTGACTTATATACCGAAAAAATTGAAAGGAACCGTCAAGCGGGAGAAGGAAACAGCAAGGAAACGCAGCGGCTTGAAGAAAATTTGATAAAAGCCCGCACTGCCCTTGCTGCAATGAACAATGAATACCAGCAAGCAAACGACAACATTCCGTCGCTAAAGGATAAAATCAAAGAGCTTACCGGGCATATTGGCGAAGGACTTGTAAAAGCTGCTGAAGTTGCTGGAAAAGCCGTTGTTGCTTCTTTTTCCGCTATTAGTTCAGCCTGCGTCGCTGCTGGTAAAGCGATATATGATTTAACCGGGCAAGCCGGAACGTATGCTGATACTATCCTGACTATGTCGGATGTCACAGGCATTGCGACGCAAGACCTGATGAAATGGGAATACGCTTCGCAGTTTATCGACACATCAGTTGATACGATAACGGGCAGCTTGACAAAACTTGAAAAGAACATGGCCAGTTCTTCGGCAGATACGGCAGCAGCCTTTGAAACGCTGGGTGTGAAGATAACCGATTCAACCGGGCAAATGCGCGACGACGAACAAGTTTTCTGGGAAATTATCGACGCATTAGGCAAGGTTGAGAACAGCACAGAGCGCGATCAACTTGCAATGACGCTGCTTGGCAAGTCTGCCAAAGACCTAAACCCACTTATCAACGCCGGAAGTCAGGCGTTCAAAGACTTGGGCGAAGAAGCCGCTGCAACAGGCTTGATTATGTCTGATGACAGCTTAAAAGCATTCGGGGCATACGACGACGCAGTAAATGTCATGAAATCGACCCTGACAGCGGCAGGACGTTCGGTTGCTGAAGTATTCTTGCCAGCCACAAAGGGCGTCATTGAGGGTGTCACAGAGGTTGTGCAGGCATTTATCGGCATGGTTCAGGGCGCGGATGGCGCTTCTGAAAAATTTCAGAAGACGATAAATAATCTAATTGACAAGGTAACAGGCATGTTCAATGACTGGTTGCCGAAAATTCTTGAAACAGGTATCAACATTCTTATTTCGCTGACCGATGGCATTATCAAAGCGATTCCGAAGCTATCCGCAGCGCTTCCGAAAGTTTTGAACACGCTGCTGACGTTTATCATTGAAAATTTGCCGAAAATCATTGATGCGGGCATTTCTCTTTTGTCCGCCCTGTGCGAAGGTATTATTTCCGCAATTCCGACCCTTGTTGCGAATCTGCCTGCGATTATAACCGCAATCGTTCAAGGGCTTGCAAGAGGCGTTGCGGCAATGGCGAATGTCGGCGTTGAGCTTGTAAAAGGACTTTGGGAAGGCCTGAAAGGTGCTGTCGGGTGGCTCAAAGACAAAATTGTCGGGTGGGTTGGCGACGTGCTTGATTTCATTAAAGGCTTGTTCGGCATTCATTCCCCTTCGACCGTCATGCGCGATCAAGTCGGCAAAATGCTTGCCGAAGGTGTTGCTGTCGGTCTTGAAAACGAAAAAGGAACGGTACAGCGCGCCTTTAATGACATGTTGCCGGATACGGATGTAAACTTTAGCATCAAAGGCGTTACCAGCGCGGCGCGTACGGCGCTTTCCGCCCCGGCTTCTGTTCCTTATTATTCAGGCACAGCAATCAGTTATGACTTGTCTGATTCCGCGCTTCAAAAGTTATCCAATAATCTTGTTGGAGCGCTTCAACGCGCGGGCGTTGGAGAAGCTGTCATTCAGTTGAACGGGCGCGAGTTTGGGCGCACAATGCGGCGCGGCTTGGAAGTGGGGTTTGTATGATTCAGTACGAAAACAGCGCAGGTGAAACGATCAGGCTTGACCGTGCTGGGTTTTATGCAGACGAAGGAACGCTTCGCAATTTTGAATGGAGCTATAATTATTCTGCTTATCCTGATGGTACGGGCGGAAGCGTTTCGCAGTTTTCAAGGAACGACAAAACGAAAAACTTTAACGTTTCCGCACACGCCTATTCACGCACCGAAATTGACGCCCTTCTGAATCGACTGCACAATGTTACAGAATATGATGTTCGCAGCAGAATGCCGGGCAAGCTGTGGCTAAATCAGCAATACCTTTCGTGTTATCTGATAGGTAGCGAAATCACAGAAAAGTCACGGCACATGCTGTTTGTTACAAAAAAAATGACGGTTCTTCCTGTCGTCCCGTACTGGTGCATTGAAGAAACAAAAAACTTTATCGCTGGTGGTGCGTCTGTTTCGTCAGCGAACGGGAAGCGTTACAATGGGCGCTATCCGTATAAGTATGGCACGGGATATGCGCAGACAACGCTTGACAACACGGTTGGTTCATGGGAAACGCCGATGATACTGACAATATACGGCCCCGCAGTCAATCCGTCATTATCAATCGGCGGGCATAGCTACACGCTGAATACAACTATTGCTGCGCGAGAACGCGCCGTTATCGACCAACTACACAAGAAAATTTACAAAATAGGTACAACAGGCGGCAAAAGCAACCTGTTCAATACGCGCGACAAAAAGAACGATATTTTTCAATATGCGCCCATTGGCATGGTTCCTGTTTTGTACAACGGTGATTATTCGTTTGATATTACGTTGATTCATCAGCGGAGTGAACCTTTATGGAACGATTGATTCACGCAGATTCAAGCCGCATAGAAGTCGGCATGATAACCGACTTCATTTCTTTCGATGCACAGATTCACAATAATTGCGAAATCGCAGATAACACGTTTTCACTTGAAATGTCCATCAGCGCATGGAAAGCGGAACAGATTATGCGCGGCGATTATATCTATATTGACGGAAGCGAGTTCGGCGGCCTTGTTGGAAGCGTAAACAAGAACACAGGAGCAGACACGGTCACGATCAAGGGTATACTGTGGCGCGCGCTGCTTGCTATGCGGATAATATCGCCGCCTTCTGGACAGGCGTACAGAGCGTTTACAAACACGGAACTGAATAGTATCGTCGCCGATATTGTCGAAAACGACTATGTGAACCTTTTCCATGTTTCCGAAGAAAACACGGGCGTTTCAATATCGTGTCAATTTCGCTATCAGACGAAACTTTCGGGGTTGTCTAAAGCACTGCTTCAAGCTGGGTATACATTATCTTGCGTGTACAATGCAGCAGAGCAGCGCGTTATTACCAGCGCCCGCCGTTGCGCGGACTATTCCGAATATGCAGATATTTCGCCCGACTTGGGGATTGGAATGTCAATCACGGCAGGGCGCGTTGATGACTATAACCATTGCATTGCGCTTGGTACAGGCGAACTTGCTGAACGCATGGTACGCGAAATCTGGATGCTTGACGGAAAGATTTATAAAACGCGCCCTGCTGCGCTTACTGAATCTGCGTTGCGGTCAATGACATTCGATTACCCAAACGCAGAAAGCGAAGACGAGCTGCTTTCCTCGGCAGGCGATGCGCTTCTTCAATATGCTGCTATGTCTTCAGCAGAAATAGATCTGTCACAGCTTCAGCTTGACTTGCAACTCGATGACAAAATACTGACCGTTGACCGCGATCTTGGCATATCGGCAATAAAGAGCGTATCACAGCGCGTCATAACAATCAACCAGAACGGCACAACAATCAGAACGGAGGTTGAATAATGGCACAGAAAGCAATAACGGTCTTTACCCCGGACGGCGAAGCTCCTCACATCTACGCAGAAGACGATGCGCAGGTTCACAGGGCAATCTTTGGAGGAAGCGGCATCACGGATGCAGACGAACGGCTTGCCGCAACCATTGTTGACAACAACACAATTCGCCTTGCTTCCGGCTTATACTGCAATCAAGGCTACTTGCACGTCGTCCCTGCTGGTGAAACACTTGCTTTGACCATTGGAAGCGGAACGGCAGGTGTATTCAGGCGCGATCTGATTGCGTCGGAGTTTATACGCGGTGGCGGGAGCGTTGCTGACACCTTGCAATTCAAGGTTATTGCGGGCGAAGAAGCGTCAAGCCTTGCCGAAGCACAACGCCCTTCGCTGACACAAGACAGCATTGCAGCAGGCGGTTCTACTCGGCAAGAAGCGCTGTATGAAGTGATTATTAGCGGAACGACAATCACGGCGGTCAACAGGGTTGCTGATTATGTTGGTTCCTTCTATGCTTAACGCGGAAAGGCTGCACAATGGCAACGACTTCTTACAATGGCAGTTGGGGAGATTCGTATTCACTTAATACGACGCGGACTTGCTATCTTTCGGGCGGTGGCGGCGCTTCTGGAATCATCAACAGCGTAACAGTTGACTTGATCTTTTCGACGAATGCGTATTCGCCGCATTACTATCTAACGATTACGCTATTGACAAACAGCGGAAACATTGAAATTGAAGATGAAGTAAAGATGACCTCGGATGACTATTCATTTGCTTCGCGTAGTTTCACATTCAGCAATGTTTCACTTAGTCAGGCGAACAGCATAACAGGAATTTCTATCAAATGCACAGGAGCTTCTTCTTCGTCTGGTAGCGCTTCAAAGGTTTTTGTAAAATCCTCGGTGTCCGTGGTTGTTGACTATACCATTCCGTCGAAACTTGCTACACCAACTATCAGCACAGGAACGACAATGACAACCGATTCAACGGTTGCTATATCTTGGGCTGCGTCTTGGAATACAACGGCAAACACGCTGACGGCGTATGAACTTCAGTACGCAGACAGCAGCAACGGTTCATCTTTCAGCGCGTGGACTACATACTACACATACGGCACAGGTACACGCAGCGTTTCGGCCTCCTTGCCAGCGGCTAAAGGTTGGCGCAAATTCCGCGTCCGTGCGCTTGGCAGCGCCGGACGCGACTACTATTCCGATTGGAGCGAATCAAGTGCAGTTTGTCGAGTTGCTATGCCGACAACGCCGGGCAGCTTTGCCGTTTCGCCGACGATATGGGACAGCGGAAACGTCGCGCTTTCGTGGTCTGCTTCGGCTGTAACAGGCGCGTCAATCAGCAGGTACTATGTCGAATACCGATTGAAAAAGTACGGAAGCAGCTTCGGAAGCTGGACTGCACTGACAAATACGACTGCGCTAAAGTATTCATATAATCCGGGACTGTCAAAAGGCGATGTCATAGCTTTCCGCGTTCGCTCACTTTCTTCAGATGGCATCCATTCGGCATATACGTCTGAAGCTACTGTATCGCGTCAAACAGATGTTCCGATCAATCTGACGCCCGCTGCTGGATGGTATACGTTGCTTGATCTTTGCGCGTGGGAATTGCCGACCACAATCAATCTTGCAGGAACGATTTGTCAGTACGCCTATACGATAAATAGCGGCGTAACTTGGTCTGCATGGAACAACGCCAGCGGAAACAGCTTTAATGCTGCGGCGCTGTTTGATTCCGTGTCTTCCGGGAACTATTTCTGCTATAAGGTGCGTGCCGTTCAAACGAACGGCGACATTACCGATGCAGCTATATCAGGTATTCTTTATAAAAATACTGCGCCCGCTGCACCTGTCATACTTTCCCCTGTGCCTTCATCCCCGATTTCACCGGGCGCATTCTGGGCAATTCTGCGCATCACAAGGGATATAAACGGGCATAGCATGACAGTTACATACAGCAAGGATTCAGGCGAGTTTGCAATCATTGCAAACGATATAACAGATAGCTGCATTGTCGCTGTCAAGCTAACAGCAGGCGGCGCGTATCGCTTCAGGGTAACGGATGAATACGGCGCATATTCCGAAGTTGCGCGAACAATTACTGTAACCGCTGAAACGTACACAGATAGCCCTGTAACAGCCGGAACGACCCGCATAAAGGCTGCGCACATCAATGAGATACGCAGCAGGGTCGAGCAGCTTTGCGCGTTCTACGGTCTATCTGCGCCGTCGTGGAACGAATCTATCATTGCAGGCACAACTTCTATAAAGCACTATCCTGCACACGTTGCGGAAATCCGAAGCACATTGACCGCAATATATCAGAAAATTAACGGACTTGGAGCAGGCGTTATCATTCCCGCGCCTGCGTGGAGTACAACGCTTGACGACACAAAGCCGAAAGCCGCTGCAATCGAAGAATTACGCGCTGCGGCAAAGGCGATTTGAAAGGAGGTGGAAAAATGGCATTACCGCGTGAAGTGCATACCAGAATTTTAGAATCTTGCTTCGATACACCGATTTTATTGCTTGGCAAAGTCGGCGAAAATCTTGCAACGAAGGTCGTCTTTGATGCTTCAGAATGGTACGACGGCAGCGGAATATTTCAACTTCTTGTCAAACGTGCTGATGAAGAAATGCTTACGGCAACTATCGAGCAAAACGAAGGCGTTATTTCTTGGCTTATTCCTGCCGCCGAAATCGGGGCTGCTGGATATGGCGAAATCGAGCTAAATTATATTGTCGGTGAAGCAAGAATGAAATCCGCCCGTGTTGATACGCGGGTTTTCAGTTCAATCGAAATCGACAGCTTGCCGCCGAACGGCCTGACTTGGTCACAACTGGTACTTGCGGCGATTCAGGACGCCCGCGACGCCGCCGAAGAAGCGCAGGGCGCAGAAGGCAAAATTGCCGACCTGATTGCCGACGCCGTCGCCGAAGCGACCGCACAGGCTGAAGCATCTGCACAGGCGGCAGCGGAAAGCAAACAAGCGTCAGAAGAAAGCGCCGACGATTCGGCAGCAAGCGCAACCCTTGCCGAAAGCTACGCGAAGGGCGGCACTTCGACCCGCACGGGCGAAGATACCGATAACGCGAAGTATTACAAGGAACAGGCTGCTCAAAGCGCCACAACCGCAAGCGACAAGGCAACTGAAGCGAATCAGGCCAAAGACGCAGCAGTTGAAGCGAAAAACAAGTCAATCGCTGCGCGCGACGAAATCTTTGATATTCTCTATAACGCGACGATCCTGAACACGACCGAAACCGTCACGTTTAACAGCGACAACCTTGTTGACACGATTGTTCATACTGACAACGCTTCGGGCAGCGTCGTCAGGACTGACGTATTCACCTATAACGGCAATATTGTCACAGAAGTCAGGACGGCAGCGGACGGCAGAACGCAAACGAACGTTTACGACCTTGACACGCTGACACAGCAATTCAACGTATAAAGGGGACTTTATGATGGACTACATCAAGCACAGTTCAATCAATCAGACGTCAAGCGGCTTGCCCGTCTATGAATTCATCATTCACAGCGCCGCAGACGTCGAAACGCTGCCGACGATGGAAGACAAGAAAGAATTCATCGAATGCGTCGCGGCTGGATCTATCGCAACCGTCAAAGATATGTCAGCGCTTTATTTCCTGTCGGCTGACGGCTGGATTGAAGTTTAACAAGAAAGGATGAATTGAAAATGGCTGAACGTGACCTGTTCCTTGCGGCCCTGATTAAAAAGGGCCTTGACGGCCTGAACAAGAAGGTTGATACCCTTGCCGCTGTCGCGGGTGAAGAAGCTTCTTGGGCGTCGATCAAAAAGGTTGTCGCTGCGGGCATGGCCCCGAACGCGTACCCTATCGGAACGCAGTTTTCCGTATCTCATACAAAATACGGCAATCTGCTTTTCGACGTCGTCGCCCATAATCACCATAAAAACCCGAACAACGCCGCCGCGCCGACAATGACGCTGCTGCTGCACAACATTATTTATTCAAGACCCTTTGACGGCGCTGAAGCGGTTTACTGCGTGACTGAAGAAAACTATCCTGAAGGATTGCCCGCCGGAACGTATCATTTCCTGCCGCCTTCTGATTATCTGACGAACGCAGAACTTGAAGGTTGGACGGGTATTCAATTCACGACGACGCAGGTTGTTCCTGCCGGCGGGCAGATTGTTATTGTCGGATGGGAAAGCGGCAACATTTCCGCAAAGAAAATCAGCACGTTCGAAAGCAACGCGGCAATGACAGCGATTGAAAGCGGGCTGACGCTTTCTGACGGCAAGGGCGGCACTTCCATTGGAACCATTCATAAATACAATGAAGACGCCGACGGATACATGAACGTTCTTCAGCGGCTGCGTTACGGTAACAACAACTGGAACGAAAGCAATATTCGGCAATGGCTGAATTCTGACGCTGCTTCTGGTTGGTGGACGCCGACGCACAGTCTTGATAGACTGTCTTCAACATATGCAAACCTTGAAGGGTTCCTGAACGGCATTAACCCTGAATTCGCTGCCGTTCTTGGTGAAGTTGATGTTGCTACCCGAAAGAACAATGTCTTTGAAAATAACAACCAGCGCGGCGACATTGTCTATACAACCCGCGACAAAGTCTTCTTGCTGTCGAACAACGAAGTCGGCTATAACGTCGAAGGTATCGCGCAGGGCAGCGTTGTTGACTTCTATGACGGCGCTGCGAATGCAGACCGTATCAAGTATGATTATGCTTCGACCGCTACGGCCCGTAGCTGGTGGTTGCGTTCGCCGATCCCCGGCACCGCGGGCAATGCGCGTACTGTGGACACTGCGGGCGCGCGGAGCAACAGTTACGCCTACTTTGGTTTCGGCGTGGCGGCGGCTTGTGTAATCTACTAATCCCCGTTCAATCTGCCGCCGTCAAGGCGGCAGATACCCCTTTTTGAAGGTGTGAAGATATGTCAGTTATCAAGGCAAAGCGTTCGGAAGGAAAACTTCAGGTTCTAATTCAGGCGAATAACCTTTGTGTTTATACTGTTCAGATTTGCAAGAATGAAAAGTATTTTCCGAAGCGCGACCGCTGGATTATGACACAACATATTGTACATGAAGCGCTTGACGTATTGTGCTGCATCAAGCGCGCGAACGCTGTTAATGTGGCTACATGGGAGGATTACAAATACCGAAGGGCGCAGCAGGTAGAAGCCTATTCACATGCAGAAGCGCTGCTGACCTTACTTGACGTTGCGTATATCACGCTTTGCATCGAATCGCAACGCATAGAGTTCTGGACAGGTCAAATTATCAGTGTTGAAAATCTGCTGAAGAAATGGCGCGAAAGCGACAGAAAGCGCTATAAGTCTATCTTGCGCCCCGATCAGAGCTGTTCAACGTCTTCGGACGATGGATAAAGGGCGAATCGTTATAGCTACGGCCCGTAACTGGTGGTTGCGTTCGCCGAACCCCGGCAACGCGAACAATGCGCGTAACGTGGACACTACGGGCGCGCGGAACAACAATAACGCCTACAATGGTAACGGCGCGGCGGCGGATTGTGAGATAATGCCCGCTTAAAGTAGGCCATGCGGCTGAAATCTGTGCTACTCACACAAGGAACGATTCACCCGCCCCGAAAGGGGGAACACAAAGCGGCGACGCCGCCAGCGTTTGCGCTGGTGCGGCTATAAGCGCCGTTCTTTTTATGCAAAATAAAACAGTAAAAGATGCTACTTCCTTCCGCAAACTATATAAAGGCTTGAAAAAATCATGCTGCAATGTTCGATGGAAGGATAGCGTCATAGGCTACGAAGCGAACAGTCTGAAGAACACTTATCTTCTGCGTCGAAGTCTTTTGAATGGAACGTATAAAATAAGCGACTATTAGAAATTTCGCGTATATGAACCTAAAGAACGTGAAATTGTGGCAACAAGGATAAAAGACCGCCAATTTCAGCGAAGTCTTTGCGATAATGTGCTTTATCCTCAAATCACACGTTCGTTTATTCGTGACAACTGTGCTTGCCAGTGCGGGAAAGGTGTTGATGATGCACTTAATCGCATGAATGTTCATCTTCGGCGTTACTTTCTTAAAAATGGTTCTAACGGCTGGGTGCCGAAATGCGATATACGCCACTACTTCGCGGAAACGCCGCACACAGTAGCGAAAGCTGCAATCAGAAAGCGGCTAACCGATCAGGATGCGGCAGCGTACACAGACATGATTATTGATAGCTTCGGCGGCGAAGTCGGCATAGGTTTAGGCAGTCAAGTATCACAAATAACTGAACTTGCGGTGCTTGATGACCTCGACCATTTCATAAAGGAACGCTTGCGAATCAAGCACTATATTCGCTATATGGATGACTTTGTTTTGATTCACAACGACAAGGACGTTCTTCAAACAGCTTTAAAACTATAAATGAGCAAATAGTGAAAACTGCACAAGGCACATCGAAATAAGAAAATTGTTCGGTCACGAATCGCAATTTATCACGTTTTTTTATAACCCAAAGGCTACAGCAGAATCGCGGTTTTTGTGCATTTATTCAGATTTGCTCGTTTATAGTTTAAAAGAAATCAGATTACGTCTTGCTGTAATCGGTCTGACGCTTAATCAGAAGACACAGATTTTCCCTTTGAAGCAGGGGCTTTTGTGGCTGAAGTGGCGTTTCCTATTGACTGATACAGGAAAGGTTATCAGGCTCATTTGCAGACAATCTGTTGTCAGAGAAAGACGCAAATTGCGAAGAATGGCACGACTTGCAAAGGCGGGTAAAATTCCTATTAAGTCACTAACGGAATCCTTTTTCACTTGGAAGGCAAATGCGCAACGCGGCAACTGCCGAAAAATCATTTTGAATATGGAATCCCTATATAATCAACTAATTTCGGAGGTCAGACAAAATGAAAGTCAAAAATGAAGAAAGAATTGCCCGAATCGAAGCTATCTGCGAAAAAATCAGAAACGCTGAAATTGACGTACAGGAATCTGTACTTCGTGACGCCATTGCCGCCGAAGACGAAGAACTTGCTGCGTCGATTACGCGCACGATCAGAAACAAGCTGCTTGAACGAAGCGACGGTATGCTTGCTTTCGACCGCTGCGGGATTGAGCTTCCCGACACGGTTACAGCGTCGTCGATGCTTCAAACTTTCAAAGCGTTGATTGATGGTTTGAAAACTTTGCTAAACGGCGAATGGGCGGAATACCGTCAGGCGCTGCGCGATCTGCCAGCACAACCGGGCTTCCCCTTCAATATCGTTTGGCCGGAAATGCCTGAAAACACGGTGAAGAATGACAATGAATGATTCATATAAAATCCATGTAGCATCAACAAAAAGAACGTGCGAAGTCACGTTCTTTTTTGATGATGGCGCAACTTATACCCTACCAACAAGGTATTACCCCGGCATCGAAGATGATATTCGACGCAACTATTATGCTTGGCGCGCTCATGCTGTCGCTTACTGCGCCGAACGTGCCAAACTTGACAATATCTTAGATGTATTGACTGTTAATTGCTTGGAGGACGAAAGCAATGCGGAAAATTGATCTTGCCGCACAAATTGCGCGCAGCTTCGTCGGCTGTCCTTACGTTTTTGCGTCTACCGGGCAGGAATGCACGGTAACACTTCGGAAGAATCGCGCAGCGGCGCGCCCGGCTTATGCCGATGCAATTTATAAATACTGCCCCGTGCTTTCCGGGAAGCAGGAAAACTGTTCGTCATGCAAGTACAACGGGAAACGGGCGTTTGATTGTCGAGGACTGACGTACATTGCTTGCAAAGAAGCCGGACTAAAAATCAGTTCCATCGGTGCATCTTCGCAATACAGGGCTGATGACTGGATTGAAAAAGGCACAATCGACAAAATGCCAGCAGACACGCCCTGCATTCTGTTCAAGCAAGACAAATCCAATGCAACCGTCATGCGGCACACGGGTTTTGCCCTTGGTGACGGTTACGCGGTTGATTGTCGCGGTCATTCTGCCGGAACCGTTCTGAAGGCTGTTTCTTCTTACCCTTGGACGCATTACGCGATTCCAAAGGGTGCATTCGATGAAGTCGAACAAACGACCATTTCCAAAGAAGAAACGACCACAACGCGCGCAACCATCCGAAAAGGCAGCAAAGGTGACGATGTAAAGTTACTTCAAAACGCCCTGCTGAAGCTGGGTTATGTTCTTCCGAAATATGGCACAGATGGAAGTTTTGGAAACGAAACTTCCGCAGCCCTGAAGCAATTCCAACAGAACAACAGCCTGACGGCTGACGGTATCTGCGGGCCTGCTACATGGGCAAGACTTGACGCATTGCTGAATGATGCTTCTGTTGAACCTGTTACGCTGTACAATGTGAGCATTTACGGACTTGACGCGGCAACAACTGCGTATTTGCTGGAATGCTATCCCGGCGCAGTTGCAACAGAAGCAAACAGTTAAATGGCTACATTGAAAGGGGCTGATAATATGCGCGCCGAACGCGCTATTATATGCAAGCGCTGCGATCTATCCCGATGACAACATGAAAGGAAAAACAACCATGAAGGAAAAAATTTTTCAGACGATTGCAGCGGCGGCGGGCGCTGTCGCTTCCTTTTTCTGCGGTCTGCCGCCTATCTTGTGGGTGCTGCTTGCTGTCATGTCCCTTGACTACATCACAGGGCTTATCTGCGGCGCAGTCGGGAAAAGCCCTAAATCCACGAACGGCGGTTTATCCAGCAGCACGGCGTTTGCAGGTCTTATGAAAAAGCTACTGATTATCGTCATTGTTGCGCTTGCGTATCTGCTTGACGCGGTCGTTTCGATGAATGCAGGCGTATCTTTTGCTGCGGTTTCTGGTGCGTCTTGCTTGTGGTTCATCAGTTCCGAAGGTGTCAGCGTACTTGAAAATGCGTCGCTGATTGGCGTTCCGATTCCGAAGGTAATCAGGCAGGCACTTGAAGTCATGCGTGGCAATGACGAATCAAAAGACGATTCAGCCAATACTTAAAGCAACAGCAGGGAGGTTTCCCGTCCTGCTGTTATTTGTCTGCAATCACAAATAGAAATTTGATTCCTTGACGCGATCTATCGAAACAACAAGCCCGAAAAGATGACCTGCGATAATGTAAAAATGTTCGACCGCTGAAAGGTATGCTCCACGAGCCGAAATCCTTGGAGAATCAAGGGCTTCGGCTTTTTTTGTGCTGCTGTATACCCACACCGTACCCACAAACGACTTCTTTTCTGTACCAACGAAAAACCGCTATGCGCTCAATCCTGCGTTTTTTACAGCGTGCCGATGAATTTCTCCATCTTGGCTGCCGCGTTTTGCGACATACGGTGGCTGACGTGTCCGTAGGTGTCGAGCGTGAAGGCGACGGTCGCGTGCCCAAGGGATAGGGAAAGCGTTTTGAAATCAATCTCACTTTGAATGGCAAGCGTGGCGTAGGTGTGGCGAATGTCGTGGAAGCGAACCTCCGGACGGTTGAGCCTGCTGACCAGTGCCTTGAAGTGGACATACAGTGTCTTGAAACGGATGAACATGCCGTTGTCACGGGTGAAAACCATATCGTACACATTGTCCCATGATGAACCTGCGAGCAGACGCTGTCGATTCTGCTTCTCTTTGGCTTGCCTCAATGCGTCCATCACGGATGGCGCGGGATGAATCGTGCGCTCTTTGTGGTTTTTCAGCGAAGTGAACATCATTTTACCCTTGTCAGGCCCGGATGCAATGCGCACAAACTGACGGTACACACGGACAGTCCCCTTCGCGAAATCAATGCAATCCCACGTCGGACCAATCAGTTCGCTTTCCCGCAGACCCGTGAAGAAGTCCACATGGTACATCAAATAGAACGGATCATCCTTGGCGATTGCCAGAAAGCGCCGCAGTTCTACATCGGAGAGTGTGTGCATCTCAGCCTTTTCCAGCATGGGGAGTTCGCAATCCTCGGATACGTTTTTGCGAACCATGTCCAAACTTTGTGCTTTGGCCAGCATCCCGTGAACCAGTCCGTGGATGTTGCGGATGCTCTTGGGCGACAAGCCGTTCTGCTGTGCTTTTGTATAGGTGCGCTGAATGTGCAGCGTTGTGAGGTCTTTCAGCTTGATGTGACCGATGTAGGGCACGACGTGCATACGGAAATCACTCTCGTAGTTGTCCATTGTCGAATGACGAATTTTCCCTTCCTTGAAAGTTTTGAGCCATTCCCAGCCCCATTCCTCCAAGGTCAGGTCGGTTCGCTCAATGCAAATGCCCTGCTCAATTTCTGTCATGCGGGCGGCTAACTTCGCTTTTGCCTCGGCTTTTGTCTGCCCATACACGGCGCACTGCTTGCCGTTCGGACGATAACGACCTTCCCATAGACCATTCTTGCGCTGGCGAATGTTTGTTGTTTTTGCCATATTTCCTCCTGCCTCAATCCGACTCAGAAGGAGTACAGGAGTACGCATCGTGTTGCAGTTGTCAAGGTACACACTGCTATTTTACGCCTCCTGTGCGGGAAATGCAAGATGAATTGAATGCTGTATTGATGTTTTTCGTGCTTCATGTATTGATTAGGTGGGGCATAGCTGCGGCAGAGAGTTCTGATTCAGCCATTCTTGAAGCATGGTGCGGTTGATGAGCAGCCGCCGACCAATCCGGAAAGACGGGAAATCCTTCTGGTCTGCCAATTGGTAGGCAGTGTTGCGGCTGATGTTGAGTTCTTCCGCAAGCTCCTTGACCGTCAAGGTCATCTTGCGATTGCTCTGATTGGGGTCGAGGGCGTGGTGGATGGTTTCGCCGAACAGCGTGAGATTCATTTTCATCATATATAATAGCTCCTTGGTGCGTGTATGTGAGAACAATTCGGACTTTGAAAGAGTGGAACATGAAACTGGAACCGGGGGCGGCAAAAGCTGAATACGCGATATGCCTCTCCAGCCCAATGTACTTCTTTTTATGATGACATTTGTTCCATTGTTCCATGTGACTGGAATGTGGGAAAGGACGAGAGTTTGCCGACGCTATACTTGGTTTGTTCTGGGTCGCAGTCACGCACCTCTGCCGTCTCCGGGTTAATGCGGATTGGCAAGAAACGCCGATTTCCGCTGCGGTCATGGGGCAGAAAATCCAGCTTGTTGGAAGTGCCTGCAAAGACACACTGTCGTGGTCTATCTGCCGGAAACTTGTCATAAGGCACTTTGTAAGTATCTTTCTGGCGGCTGAGAAAAGATTTGATTTCTTCCACGTTCTTGGCATTGCCCGTGGCCATCATCTCACTCATCTCGATAATCCAATGCCCCATTATCCGACGATAGACGTTTTCATCGTCGAGCTTTCGCAAATCATCTGAAAACCACTCGTCATTCCCTGCAAGAAAACGGAAGAAGCTGGACTCGCCAGTGCCTTGTCCACCGGTAAGACAAAGCATCATGTCGAATTTATGCCCCGGCTGAAAGATGCGAGTGACAGCACCCAGCATGAATAAGCGCAGCAACTCTTCATTCAGGTCGCAGATTTCCGCACCGAGAAAGTGATGCAGCGCAAATCGAACGCGGGGCGTTCTGTCCCAATCAAGATGATTCAGATATTCCCGCACAGGATGATAGCTGTTGCTGTTGGCTGCTATCCGCAAGGCAGTGAGGATTTTCTTCTCGGACGTGATGCTGTAATGATTCTCAAAAAGCAACTCGATGAAGGCTAAATCGTCGTCAACGAAGCAGCTGCCCGCCCGATGCCACGGCATATCACCGACAATGACCATGCAGCCGGTGAACAGGTCTTTGCGGATAACACCCATCAGCACGGGATCGTTTTCCAGAATCAAGACGCAATTCTCGACGGAACAAGCGATACTGCCATCCTTGCTGTGCGCAAGACGTGCGAGGAGCGCGGCGCGCTGCTGAGAAAGTAATGCCTCACTTTCCGTGCTTTTTCCAGCACGTGCGCCTGTGGTTGCTGTAAAGTTACGTTGCAAGGTTACGAACTTCCATTATTTTTGGATGAAGAAATATCTCTCCACTATAACTGGTAAAAAGTTTGACGTTTTTTACGCGATTTGCAAAGATTCCAGAAAAATTTTTGATGAAGCGGATTGAAATCATTTCATCCTGAATCGTTGGGCGCTTGGTGGAAACATAGCAGCAAGTATGAGCATGTCATTCTTGATAGCAACCTCCTTTCCGCTCTTGCGAAGGGAAATTTATATCCCCCTTCACTCTTGAACTGTAAAAAAAAGACCGTTTTGCGACACGATTTGAAGCGGATTGCAAAATTTTTTTCTGGAACTGCTGAAAACAAGAAATTTGGGGAGTGCTACAGCGCTAATCCATCACATTCCTAAGCTGAATATGACAGCATCAACAGGCATTCTAAATTTATCTATACGAAAACCCTGCTTGCTAATTTTCTTCTCCGTGGTGGAAGAAGAAGTAGCAAGCAGGGTCATTTTGCTAAAAATGACAGTTTGCTTGTTGGGAACACATTTCCCAAACCCTATGAATGCAGCGCAGGCGCTGCGGTTGTGGGTACGTTGCTGTATAGTTTGCAGGCAATGAACACCCGAATCAATCACACGAGTGAACGTCTTTCCCCCGAATTTCCATCTGGAAAAATCGCAAAAAATCAGCTATACTATTACCGCTGCTTTCGATGCGGCAGGAAGGTGCGGAAAATGCTCAGGGTGATGCTGGCGGACTTGTAGACGAACGTTTGCAACGAGCAGAACGTCGACTGCTCTTTTCGGTAAATTCTTTTGCTCTCATGTTTTATTCAGCTTTCAACAGACAGCATAGTCTGTTTTGCCCATTACTGAAATCACTGCTTTTCGCAGCATAGACACGCCCTCTCGAATATGCTATAATACCCCCATCATCCCCCGTACGAAAGGAAGAACACCGCCATGCTCCTATTCCACGCAGCAATTCTGACCATCTCCGACGAAAGCGACCGCGACTTCATGAAGCACCTGTACATCAACCATGCCGCACGGATGTTCCGCGTGGCGCGGGCGCTGACGGACTCCAAGCAGGACGCGGAGGACGTGGTTGGCGAAGCGTGCGTGGCGCTGATTCGCAAAATTTCGCTGCTGAGGACGCTGGAGCGTAACGTTTTGGAGGGGTACATCATTTCCACGGTGAAGAACGCGGCGTATGCGCTGCACCGCAGGCGGAAATCGCGGAAAGAAGCAGACGACGGCGAGACGATTCTGCCGCAGATTGCGGATGATGAGGCAGCGCCGGATGCGCGGATTTTGCAGCAATGCACGATGAACGCGCTGGTGGATGCCATGCAGCGGCTGCCCGAAGCGGATCAGGTCGCGATTCGGATGAAGTATTTCGAGCAGCGCAGTGCGCGGGAGATTGCGGCGGTGCTGGGGATTCAGGAGGGGCATGTGCGCGTGCGGCTGAATCGCGCGCGGAAGCGGCTCTACGACATGTTGAGGGAGGATGCGGAGTGAAGCAGGAGAAAATGCGGACGCCGGAGGAAAATTACGAAGCCGCCGCGCTGGAACTCGCCGCCTACCGCCTGATGCAGCGGGAGCAGGATGACATAGACACGCCGGATGATGCGGCGGCGGAGAGTATGCCGCGAATGCTGAAAATGATTGACCGTCAGCTGACGAAAAAGCAGCGCCACGATCGGTTCTGGAAGCAGACGGTGCGCGTGCTGAAAACGGCGGCGATGGTGGTGCTGGTGCTGAATATGGCACTGACGATTGTCGTCGCCAGCACGGGCAAGGTTCAGGTGCGCTTTCTGGACTTGGTGATGCAGGTGAACGACTCCTACATGGACATCCGCTATCAGCCGACGGAGACGGAAGCGACGATGCCGGAGGATTGGAAAACGAACTACTTTCCGTCGTACATCCCGGACGGGTACACGCTGGCGCAGTATGTGTCGGATGAAAACTTCGGCTTTCTGGAATATCGAAATGAACAGGGCGAGCGGATGGAAATCCACATCGGCGGCAAAGGCGCGGGCATCAACCTGAACTCGAAGGGCGCGGAGATTGACCACGTTTCCCTGCACAATACGGTGGCGACGGTGCTGTATCAGGCAAGTGGGTCGGTGGATTTGGTCTGGTCGTATGGCGACCAATACTTCGTGGTGGAGGCGTGCGACTACGCAATCGCCTACGCGGTTGCGCAGGGTCTGAAAATTATCTGGAAATAATCGAATACGGCTGTAACGCTGCGCCTCTTTTCGCATTTACTGAGTAGATAACGAAAGGAGGCGTATTTTGATGCGCAGCAAGGAAAATCGGAAGTTTTTGCTGCTCTGTCTGCTGATGCTGCTCCTCTGCACGTCCTGCGCATCCTCATCACAGAATGCGAATGGCAGCCCGCTGGAATTTTTCAACCGCCGTGTGCTGGAAAATCCAGAATGGACGCTGAAAGCCGTGACGGAGTTGGGCAAGTACCGCGCGGAATCTATCTGCTCGGACGGTGAGCATCTCTATGTGCTGTGCCGGGAGCAGAATCAGATTTTGAAGCTGGATGCGGACGGCGAATTTCTTGGCTTCATCGGCAGTGTAGGCAGTCAGCCGGGACAGCTGTATCAGCCGGCGGCAATGGCGTGGGACGGGCAGTACCTCATTGTCGCAGAGCAGGGGAATCTGCGCCTGCAAGCCTTCACGCCTGACGGCGCGTCCGTTTTCACCCGCCCGCTGCCTGTGAACGCGGAACAGCGGGCGTTCGTCAGGAGCGTTGCGCCTTGCGGGGCGGACTATCTGGTCTGCCTCTTCTTTCCGTATGACAAGGACGCGGACACGGTCTGGCGCTTGAATGCGGACGGCACGGCGCAGCCGCTGATGAAGAACGTCCGCGGGATTTTCACGTGGAATCAGGAAAACGTGTACCTGCTGGAAGACCTCGTGTACGCCGGGGAAGAGAACGTCAGCTACCAGACGGGCGCGGGGACGGTGTGGCGGCTGGATGCGGGGGCGCTCGTCCGTCAGGCGGTGCTGCCGTATGGGTATGTCGCGACGAGCGCCGTGCCGGGGGATGGGCGCTGGTATGCCGTCAACAGCTCGTTTTATTCGCTGGACTGCTTTGATAGCGCTTGGCAGTACGTTTCGACGGGGCTGATGCTGGCGAATCAGGAGAAAAACGTGCTGTATGAGGGGCAAAGCCTGTCGCTGGCGCGGTGCAAGGGGCAGCTGATGCTTCTGTCCACCAGCAGCGGCACACTCTACCGCGTTCAGGAGAATGCCCATGATGCGCAGTGAACGGGCAAAGTTTCTTTTCGGGGAGACGGTGCGGACGTTCCGCAAGTGGCGGTATTACGGCTTGCTGCTGATGCTGAGCGTCGCATTCGGCAGCGTGATGATGCTGGTCATGCTGGATTTGTTTTCGCGGGAAATGAGCATGGTGGATGCGCAGTTTGTGCAGCCGGAGCGCATTATCCGCTATGCGTGGTGCGATTCAGCGTTTGACGCAGCATTTGATGCGCTGGACGATGACGGCATTGCAGCAAAATCGCAGTTTTACACACGAGACGAGTGGGTGATGAGTCCGGCGGAGTCGCGCATGCTGCGGGTGTCGCATGTGGACGATGCGTATTTGGCGCTGGCGGGGCAGGACTTGGTGGCGGACGCGGTGGCGCTGGATGAGGCGTACTTGTCCGTGTTTGCGGTGCAGGAGGGGGACACGCTGACCATCGGCGGGCAGGCGTACCGCGTGACCGTGCGGCGCGGCTTGCTGGACATGGAGCAGCAGGCGCTCATCCGGCGCAAGGACAGCGAAATCCCGCAGGGCGTGCCGTCGATGCAGTGCGCTTTGCGGGTGTCGGACGGGAAAATCCGCGAAGATGTGCGGCGCGACGTGGAAAATCAGCTGAACGGACGCGTGATTTTCGGCAACGTGCCGGAGATTCCGACGGGGATGATTCGCTGCGTGTACCCGGACGAAGCGAACCGCGCCGCGCTGGACAAACAGCGGGCGAATCTGCGATTGTACACCATTTTCGCCCTCCTGATTTTCCTGTACGTCACCTTGCAGACGACGAACACGGCGTGGTGCTTCGCCAGCCGGACGGCGCGCGAATGGGCAATGCTGCGCCTGTTCTGCGGGATGTGCATCAGCAGGGTGATTTTCTTTTGCGGTACGCTGATGTGCGCGTTCGCGGGCGTGCTGCTTGCGTGGGGGCTGCTGCCGCTATTTTTCCGCGCGATTGGGTCGGGATTCTATGTGCCGCAGGAGTCAGCAGCGGCGCTGCTGGAAATGCTGCCGCTGCTGGCGCTGCTCAGCCTCGTGATGACGCGGGCGGCGCTGCGCCCAAAGGCGCTCGTGCAGCAGCTTTCGGGCGCGTAAGGGAGGGAGAACATGCGATTCGCACTTTGTCAGGTGCTTCGGCGGCTGATGTCCCGGAAGGGGCGCGGCATTCTGGAAATGTTCCAGATGATTTTGAGCTTCTTTCTGATGACTTGCTGCCTGAACCTGTTTCTTTCGACCTCGGCGCTGAGGGCGCGGGAGGACATCAGCGACCATACCGTTTCGCGCATCCAATGGACGCAGCGGACAAGTGGCGGGCTGCTTCAAAACGGCTATGCGGGGTTTTCGCGCGACGATTACGAAGCCGTCCGCACAGTATCATCCGCCGAACTGGTTTATGCGACGTGGTACAGCACGCTCGTTCAGCCATCCGCGCGAACGGAAGCGTTCAAGGAGATTTTTCTGATTTTCGCGCCGCGTGATTCACTGCCGCTTCTGGGCGAAATCACCCTCGCCGATGCGGATATGCCGATTTACCACGCATCCGCCGTCGGACTGTCTGCCGAAGCCGCCGACGCACTGGCGCGGGCGCAAACGGCAGGCGAATGCTACGCGCTGAACCCCGGCAGTATCGCCCAGAACCTCCTGCGCAACGGCTACGCGCGCGAGGACATTTCGCTGACGAACATGTTCGCCGTGCCGATGGAGTACATGGCGGATTTCGACGCGGCGGACACGCTGGGCGTTTACCTCACGGCGGATTTTGCCTCGGCGGACGCGCAAGCCATCGTCTGTCTGCTCTACCAGCATCACCCGACCGGCATCGAATACTGCGTCCTGCCGATGAACAGCCGGATGACCGTCAGCTTAGACCGCGCGAGCGATCAGGCGCGCGATTTTATGATGTACTCGACGATTCTGCTGGCAGCGGTATCGATTGGGCTGATTGGCTCGATGCTGACGTGCTGGTCAAAGCGGAAGAAGGAATACGCCGTGCTGCGCTGCCTCGGCGTGCCGGAAACGACGCTGTCGTTCGAGAGTGTGATGGAGATGGTGATTCCGTTCCTGCTTTCGGGGGTCATCGGCGCAGTGCTGGGGGCGATTGCGTCACCTCATATCACAGTGGGAGAAGTCGCCGTGCATGGGAACATACAGGCGATTGTCGCACCGATTCTCTTTGCCACGGTGGCTGGCGCGCTGTTGTCCCTGATTCTCCTGCACCAGCAGCGGCATGTCGTGCTGGCGGCGGTACTGCGGTACAATGAGTAAAGGAGCAACACATGATTCAGCTTTCAGAAGCAAAGAAAATCTACGGAACAGGCGAAAGCACCGTCCACGCGCTGTCCGGCATCAGCCTGAACATTCAAAAGGGCGAATTTGTCGCCATCACCGGCAAATCCGGCTGCGGCAAAACAACGCTGCTCAACATCATTGGTCTGCTCGATAATCTGACCGAAGGACACTATACCCTCAACGGTCAGGACGTTCGCCACCTCTCCGACAAGGCAAAAGCCCGCCTGCGCTTCCAAACCTTCGGCTACATCTTCCAGTCCTTCAACCTCCTTTCCTCCCACACCGTGGCGGAAAACGTGGCGCTCCCGCTGGGTTACGCGGGCGTGCCGAAGCAGGAGCGTCTGGCGCGTGCGGCGGAAATGCTGCGCAAAGTTGGTCTGCTGGATAAGATGAAGGCGTATCCGAACGAGCTTTCCGGCGGACAGCAGCAGCGTGTGGCGATTGCGCGTGCGCTCATCAACCACCCGCCCATCATTCTGGCGGACGAACCGACGGGAAATCTTGATAGCCGCAGCAGTGCGCAGATTATGGATATTCTGGCAGAATTGGCGGATGAAGGGGCGACGCTGCTGCTCGTGACGCACGATGCGGGGGTGGCACGGAGGGCAGGGAGGAGAGTGAGGATGGAGGATGGTGGAATCAGCGAAGAGGGCTGATACGTCCTTGTTATTGCGGCTGTGTTTAACGAAATTGTGTAATAACAAATGAGTGTAGAAAAAATTGATATGTGCAGTATAAAAACGATTGACATTGAATAAAGTATAGTGCGCATGATTTCAATGGATGCAGCGCGGAGATAAGGAGAAATAACGATGGGCACACTCAATATCTACAAGATTGACAATGATAAGCTGCAAGATTTGATGCAGACGCTGAATCAAAAAATGCAGCAGATGGGTACACAAACGATACCGGAGCCAATCGGCGAGACAAGAGAAAATCAACCGATAAGATGTGAACTTTACTATGCGCAGCAAGAGAATACCGTTTCACTTTCTTGGAACTGGGTGTTAGCGGCATTTGATCAAGAGAGCGTAAGGACAAATCCTTTGCCCAAGGCAGTTGTGCTGTTGAAAAAAGAGAATGGTGCGGTTTACGCCATAACATTTGGACACGCATTCTTCTTAATTGATAAATTTTGTGACCGGGATTTTGGATTTGTGTTTGCCAGAAAAATGAATTTCCAAGAAATAAAAACAACAACGCTTACAGCACCCAATTCGCATCGAAATAAAATGGTGAACACCTATGTCAATTATGAAGAATTGGACTTTGACAGCGGCGAATCTTATGCAAAACTGAAAGCGAAAGCAGAATTGCCGGATGAATTTACGCTGTTTAAGCCAATGGTGGAAATTGGAACGTCAATTCGTGTAGATAGTGCAGAAAACTCACTTGAACGGGCAACTGCCATCATTGCATATATTGAAAATATCGTGGACACAGAGGCAGATAAGCATAAAATTCCTGTATTTACGCACATTAAAGATCAAGAAAGGAAACGGTCTCTGAATGAAAGACTAAATTTGTTTGTTGAGACGCGGCATGAAATTCATGTATCGGAATTGGAGGTAATTGGCGCAACAGAAGTTTTTAATCACAACGACTACGAATTTGTCCTAAAATACAGACGATATAAGGAAACAGTAACGTCACTTTCTGATGATGTGCTTCGGAGTTTCTGCGAAGCGAATCATATTCCTTTAACAGAAGCGCTGAATATCGCTGTGTACAGTGAGTGCGATGGTATGGTTTTTGCTCCAGTATGCGTAAGGGATATGATAGATTACACGGATGATCAGGAACGATGCCTGCTGTCCCAAGGACAATGGTATCAATATAATGATGATTATCTCAGCTATCTGCAAGCGTCAATTAGTGAAATCACTACTTACTACGAACCGCAATACGACTTTTCGGAAGAAAAGTATTACGCTTTTATTGAAACGAAATTGCTTGCGGAGCGAACAGAACTCCGGTATTCGGGTAAGAGTGATAAGGAGATCCGAGAGCAGTTGCAAAAGAAATACTATGCAGAACGTGTGTTTAACCTTCTTATGGAGCGGGATTATGGATTTGAAAACCATGATCGCGTTACAGTTCCTGTTGGCAACGGAACGGTTGAAATCATGGATCTCTACAAGGCAGAGACAATGTTTGCGGTCAAAATTGGCAGCACATCGGGAAAGTTGTGCTATGCTGTTGACCAATCACTGGAAGCTCTGAAATTGTACAAGCATAATCAACTGGATAATATGCCTGTAATTAAGTCGGTGGCGATTTGGTTTGTTCTTGATAGAAGCAGACATATTGAGAATGAGGATGGCAAGCCTGATATTAACCGGCTTGACATGCTGATGCTGAAAAATCGGCTTGACCAATGGAAGAAAGAAGTCAGGTTGCAAGGGTATACGCCTATAGTATATGTGAATTATAGAACGAGGTGAGTTGTTTCGTGAAGGAATAGAGAGGGGCTGTGAGAATATGCCCTTTTAAATGCGGTTGAATAAGACTTGCGTTTGGACTACTTCTGGTCTGTGTTTCTTTGACACAGCACCACGATGCGTACCCACAATCGTACCCACAACGGAGTGGTATTCCATGTGATTTGCTAAGCTGCAAATGCTGATTTTGGTTTCAGAGTGCTACCATATGGTACTGGATGGGACGCAATGGGAAGTGCGTTCTCCGCTTCGAATCCGCTATGCTCCACGAGCCGAAATCCTTGGAGATGCAAGGGTTTCGGCTTTCTTTTTGCCCATAAGTACCATCAAACGTACCATTGTTGCGTTTTAGACAGCTGTCGGGAGGGGAGAGCAGCCTTGCCTCTTGACAGCTGTTTTTTAATACTGGCAGATGAGCCGCTCCAGCTGGTCTGCGGCTTGCTGACGCATGTCGGCATTGCTATGACCGTACACGTCTAACGTGAAAGCGACGGTTGCGTGCCCCAATGCTTCGGAAAGCGTCTTGGGGTCAACATGGCTTTGCAGGGAAAGTGTGGCGTAAGTATGACGCACATCATGGAAGCGGACTTCTGGGCGTCCCATCTGTTTCACAATCGCCTTGAAATGGACGTACAGCGTCTTGAAGCGGACAAACATACCGTTCGAGCGGGTGAAAATCATATTGTACTCGTTGTGCCAGCTGCTTCCGGCGCGCAGATGCATCTCGTTCTGCTTGCGCTTGGCTTCGCGAAGAACATTCAGGGCGGTTACAGTCAGGGTGATGGTGCGCTCTTTGCCGTTCTTTAACGACGTGTACATCATTTTGCCTTTGCCGGGGCCGGATGCGATGCGCACGAACTGGCGATAAATCCGAAGCGTGTGATTCTCAAAGTCTACACAGTCCCAAGTAAGTCCAATCAGCTCACTCTCGCGCAGACCTGTGAAAAAGTCGAAACGCATCATCAGATAATACTCGTCATCCTTTGCCAGCGTCATAAAAGTGCCCATTTCTTCCTTGGTCAACGGGTGCATTTCAGTTTTGCGGATAGGTGGAAGTTCGCAGTTTTTGCTGACATTCTTCCGAATCAAGTCCATTTTCATGGCTTTATCCAGCATACCGTGCAGCATGCCATGAACGTTGCGGATGCTTTTGGGAGATAGTCCCTTCTCCTCCAGCAGGATGTACACGCGCTGAATCATCAGCGTTGTTAAATCCTTCAGTTTCACATGCCGATATAGGGGACGACATGAAGGCGAAAGTCACTTTCGTAGTTGTCCATTGTTGAGTGCTTGATTTTCCCGGCTTTGAATGTCTGCATCCACGCCCAACCCCATTGCTCGATTGTCAGGTCAGTTTCGGTGATGCTGTTGCCGCTGACAATTTCTGCGCGCTTGCTGGCGAGCTTGTCCTTGACGATTGCTTTGGTGCGGCCATATAGCGAGTGCTGCTTGCCGTCCACGTCATAGTAGCGTCCTTCCCATGTCCCATTGGGACGCTGGCGGATGTTATTTTTCATTTCAGTCATTGTACGCTCCTTTTCTGTTGAGGTCAATGAGCTGACAATGAAAATGGTCAGACTGAAGTTGTCAAGGTTCGGCACTTTGATTCTATCCAGTCTAACCATCCTTGTCAACACATTCGCTCGCAATTATTTAGGGCAATCCCGCACAAAGAAAGAACAGCCAAAAGGTCGGGAAAGAGGTATAATAAAGAGGTGAAGAAGCAATTGACGATGAGCCTGATCAGCGACGAGCTGGGGCAGGCATCAACGAAGAAGAAAGAGTTTCTGCCAATGTACACGACAGCAACATGGTTGCCGAGCTTCTGCAAGAAACAGAGGAGGATGTTTATGGTGACAGCGGGTATTTGGGTGCAGAAAAGAAGGATGATGCAATTCTTGTCAACTATGAAGGAAAGCCAATCCGGTATCAAATCAACAAGCGTCCGTCGCAGCTGAAGAAAGCAGGCGGCGAAAAGTTCGAGCTGCTCAAGGCAATCGAACATGCGAAATCCTCGGTGCGTTCCAAAGTGGAACATGTGTTTTGCGTGATAAAGAGAATCTTTCATTTCTGCAAGACACGATACCGAGGACGGGAAAAATTGCATCAGCATTGCTGCACGCTGTTTGCACTTGCGAATTTATACCTTGCTCGCAATCGAATGAAGGTTGTGTAACGAGGTTTATTTCTCGTGCAAACAGTGCGTTTGAATTGCGCTTTTTCTCGAAATTTTGGTCAGCGGGGATGACGTGGATGGTTTGGGCGCAATTATGAGGGACATCCTTTACTTTCGTCAAATCCTTTGGAATGGTTACATACGCCAATTTATCACCTCCAAAAGAAAAGAGGATGCCGTAGCACCCTCAAATAGCATTATGCAACTGTTATTCTGTATCCATGAAATTCATTCCAAGTATCAATTAGAGTTTGCCGATTTTCTTGTGCCCACTCCAACAGTTGCTTTTCTACCTTTCTCGGAATGTTTGACTCTATTGCAGTGAAATCGCTAATTCTATAGTTCCCGCTGCCTTGTCCTTTGATCGTGATATGAAAATGAGCCTCGTTGTGATGTGACTCTTTTTCTCTCACCTCAAACTTAATGTTGTTATTGATTTTTCCGACCGTAACAAGGTCTGTTTCAACAGGAGGTATCTTGCGAACTGTGACCTTGTAGGGCTTTTTAGTGCTGTCGCCCAATTCATCACTTAAATCAGTTATAGCAGATTTAAGCCTTAATAAGGTCATTTGCTCTTGGCTTATTTTCACCTTAACAATCCTTTTTCTCAAAAAATCACTTCCCATCATATTGTAGCACGAATATATGGATATTTCACTATTTAATGCGCTCCGAACAGGCTCTTAGAGAGGCTGCCGGTCTTGAACAGGGCGAAG